ACCCGTGCCCATCTCTTTACACAAAGTCGCGTTATTTGGGGTTTTATTACACTAGGCTTGGGGCATGGATTACTGGAGCTTTGTTTTGGCTGGCTTGGGACTTTTACAACTTTGGTTGGCTGGCAGCGAACTTCGGGTTAATAGCTTGGTTGGTGGGCTTACCAGCGTGGGTTGGTTTGTTTATGGGGTGCAGTTTGAGCAGTGGGGGTTTTTAGTTTCTGCTGCAGTATTTTTCATTGTTCATGTTCGTAACTATGTTAGGTGGAGTAAGTGAAGGTTGATTTAATCAAGATTGATGAGTTGGATTTAGATCCTAACAATGCTCGCAAGCATGATGATAAGAACTTAAAGGCGATCGCAGACAGCCTTAAGCAGTTTGGTCAGCGTAAGCCAATCGTGCTGCATGGCAAAACGGTGGTCGCAGGTAACGGCACTTTAGTTGCTGCTCGCAGTTTGGGTTGGACTCACATTGAAGCCGTCTATGTTCCAGAGTCTTGGACTGCTGATCAGGTGAAAGCTTATGCTCTAGCAGATAATCGTTCAGCTGAGTTAGCCGTCTGGGATGAATTGGTTTTGGCTTCGCAACTGCTAGAACTTCACGAAGCAGAGTTTGATATTGAACTTTTAGGTTTTGAACTGCCTGCTGACGAACTTGATGAAGTCGTAGAAGATGAAATACCTGAAGAGGTGGAACCTAAATCAAAGTTAGGTGACGTTTGGCAGCTCGGCAGACATCGTTTGATGTGTGGGGATTCAGTAAAAGCCGAGGACGTGACTCGTCTGATGAACGGTGAACTAGCCGACTGCATTTTCACTGACCCACCTTGGAACGTAAACTACGGGGACATCAAAGAGGACAACAGTCAAAACTATAAGCCACGCAAAATCCTGAACGATAATCTGGGCGATCAGTTCGGAACTTTCTGCGACCAATTCTCTATCCAGCTGAAGACACACAGCAAAGCTGGGGCCTTGATTTACATGGTTATGTCAGCTCAGGAATGGCCAGTCATTCACAAGTCACTTCAGGACGCTGGATTCCACTGGTCGTCCACTATTATTTGGGCCAAGGATCAGCTTGTGTTATCTCGAAAGGATTACCACACCCAATACGAACCAATCTGGTATGGCTGGAGCGAAGGGGCAGGAAGACTGCAGCCAGTCGTGGATCGCAAACAGACCGACGTTTGGAACATCGCTCGACCAAAAGTTTCCGAGCTGCATCCGACCACCAAGCCGATAGAACTTATAGCCAAAGCAATAACTAACAGCAGTAAGCAGAAAGACTCCATCCTTGACCTGTTCGGTGGTTCAGGCTCGACCCTTATCGCTGCAGAGACACTCAATCGCACTTGCTACATGATGGAACTCGATCCGAAGTATGTTGACGTGATTATCGCTCGTTGGGAGAAGTTGACAGGTAAAACTGCCGAGCTGATTGAGGGTTAACCATGCCTGCAGGAAGGCCGTCTAAACCGATTGAGGTGAAACGTAAACTTGGCAACCCCGGTCGTAGACCTTTGCCTGATGGAAACGCGTTACAGATTTTAGATCCTGTGCTTTCTATCCCTGATCCTGCTCGCCCTTTGTTGAAGTATGGCAGAGAGTTCTGGGACAAGGTGTGGGGTTCGGGCTTGACTTGGATTAGTGCTAACACTGATGCCGAGTTGTTATTGATGACTTGTGAGCTTGTTGACGAGCGTTGGAACTTGCGTGTAAGGGTCATGCAGTCTAACGATTGGCGTGAGCGTAGGGCGTTACGTGAACTCGATGATCGCATTATTCGCAATCTCAGCCTGCTTGGTTTCACCCCTGCAGACAGAAGCAAACTCGGAGTTGCTGAGGTCAAGGCTATAAGCAAAATGGAAGCATTGAAACGTAGGCAAGATGCCAGAAACAGTTAATAAGAGCTGGCCCCCAGCTTGGGTCACTCCGGTCGAGCAGGGCTTTGGTAGCAGTGGTGCAGATGCAGTTGATTTTATTAACACCTTTGTGACCCTGACCAAGGATTCCATTTCTGGTAATGCTGGTGAGGCGATTCGCCTTCGGAGTTGGCAGGAGCAGTTGCTGGAGGAGACTTTAGCGTTGGACGAGAACGGCCTTTTTCAGAAACGCACGGCCCTTTGGGGCATGGCCAGAAAGAACGGAAAGTCGGCCCTTGTGACAGGCCTTGGCTTGTGGTTTCTTTTCAATGGTGACGAGGGTGGTGAGGTTTATTCGATCGCAGCTGAAAAGGAACAGGCACGTATTACCTTCGGTGAGGCCAGAAAGATTATTGATCGAGAACCTGAACTGGCTGCGATGTGCAATATTTACAGGGACGTTATTGAGGTTCCATCCACTGGCAGCATTTGGCGTGTTCTTTCTGCTGAGGCTTATTCCAAGGAGGGTTTGAACCCAACAGCCGTTTTGGCAGATGAGGTTCACGCATTTCCGAATCGTGAAATGTGGGATGTTATGCAGTTGGCGATGGCTTCACGAAAGCAGCCGATGATGTTGGCAACGACAACTTGTGGGGTTAAGGCAGATAGCACAGGTCAGGATTCTATCGCTTACCAGCTGTATCAGTATGGGCAGAAGGTCGCTCGTGGCGAAGTGGTGGACGAGAGTTTTTACATGGCATGGTGGGAGGCTCCCTTGGACGCTGATCACAGAAGTGAGGACACTTGGGTTATGGCTAATCCGGGTTATGGTGATTTGAACTCCAAGCAGGACTTCGAGTCCATGGTCAAGCGTACGCCTGAAGCCGAGTTCCGAACCAAGCGATGTAATCAGTGGGTGAACTCACAGAACACTTGGTTGCCTGCAGGTCTTTGGGACACCTTGGCTGATCCAGAAGTTGAGGTGGGCGAGTTTGATGAGATTATTTTGGGCATTGACGGATCCTTTTCTGGCGACACCACAGCCATTGTGGGCGTGACGGTGCCAAAGTCTAGGGAAGATAAGCCCCACGTTTTTCTTGTTAAGGCTTGGGAAAAGCAGCCTGATGATCTTGATGATTGGCGTGTAGACACTTTAGAGGTTGAGCAGACTTTGATTGCGTTCTGCCAATCGCACCCAAACGTGAAAGAGCTGGCGTTTGACCCTTTTCGCTGGCAACGTTCCATGGCCGTCTTGCAGGATCTGGGTCTGCCTGTGGTGGAATATCCGTCCACATCCCCAAGGCGAATGGTGGCAGCTTGTTCCAAGGTTTTCGATTCCGTGACTGAGGCTACTCTCACGCATGACGGTAACCCTCTTTTGGCAAGGCACTTGGATAACTGCGTTCTTAAAATCGACAATATTGGGCCACGTATCGTTAAAGAATCACGCAATTCCCCTCGCAAGATTGACGCTGGAGTGGCTTTTGTTATTGCCTATGATAGAGCAACAAGTAAACTAGAAACGATGGCACTGCCAGAGTTCTTTCAGTTCTAAGGATGATTTTGTTACCTACGATTTTGCAGGCTTCAGGCATAGCGTTAATCGCTGTTGGAGCTGGTTTAGTTTTCTTCCCTGCTGGGCTTGTTATCGCTGGTGTTGGTGTTTTATTGTTTGGTTTGGCTTTAGATAAGGGTGACAGATAATGCTTCGAAATCTTGCAGGTGAGTCTAGGGCTATTAGCTTTCAGTCCATTTGGGGTGCAGGTGATCTGACTTCCTACGAAACGCAATCTTCAGCATATGTTGACTACAACAGTGCGTTTACCGTAAACGCTGTTTGGGCTTGTGTGTCTTTGATCAGCGACACCGTTTCTGCTTTGCCTGTCGATACTTACATAAGGCGTGACGGTATTGCTTACCCTTTCCGTCCGAAGCCAAGCTGGGCAACCAAGCCTGACGTTTCTATACCTAGCGTGGCTTTTTGGCAGCAGACCATGATCAGTTTGCTGGTTGATGGTAATGCGTTTATTCGCTTATTCAGAGATGGTTCAGGCGAGATTGTGAACATGGTTGTTTTGAACCCTTTGAACGTTCATGTGACTCGTAACGCTTTAGGCCAGAAGTTTTACACATCCACCATTGAAGGTAACAGGGTTTTATCTGGCGATGATGTGCTTCACATTTGTGGCTCAATACTTATGCCGGGTGAGTTTAGGGGCAAATCACCTATTGACACGCTAAAAGAAAACGTTGGACTTGCGATCGCTTTGGAAGGTTTTGCAGCTCGTTTCTTTGGGCAAGGAACTTTAACTCAAGGTGTAATAGAGTACCCGGGAGCGTTGACAGCTGAGCAGGCCGAAAACCTAGCCAGAAGTTTTGACAGACAACATAAAGGTTTCCGTAAAGCACACAAGACAGGAATTCTTTCTGGTGGGGCAGTATTCAAACCGACAACCATCGCCAATGATCAGGCCCAGATGTTGGATTCACGCAGGCTTGCTGTTGAAGATGTGGCCAGAGCGTATCGTGTGCCTACAGACATGATTGGCTTGAATAATGGTGGGCAAAGTTACAATTCAATCGAACAGAAGCAGATTGCCTTCGTTACACATACGCTGAGGCCGTGGTTAGCGAAACTTGAGGACGCGTTTAGCACCTTGCTCCCTGACGGAGCTTATCTAGCTTTCAGCACGGACGACTTGCTTCGTGGCGACTACGCTACTCGCATCGAGGGATACGCGAAATTGCTCCAGAACGGTGTTCTCAGCACCAATGAGGTCAGACGTAAAGAAAACATGAGGCCTATTGACGGTGGCGATGTCGTGCGTGTGCCTTTGACTAACGTCAACATTTCTGCAGCTTCTTTGACCGAGGACGAGACCAAGGTTGACATGGCCCAGAAACTTATTGCTTTGGGCTTCGTTCCCGAGGATGTTTTGAAGTCACTTGGTTTAAGCCCGATTGCTCACACCGGTTTGCCGAGCGTTCAGTTGCAGAACCCCACGACTATTCCTGATGGCAGTTATGAAACAGGTGCGTAATGCCTTATTTTGTTGAGCAGGCTGACAGTGGCTGGGTTACTGTCAAGGATGATGGCGAAGTTTTAGGTACACACGCAACTAAGCAAGAAGCGATAGATCAGATGGTTGCTATTAGTTTGAGTGAAGGTATTCCTGTTGGTGGGGAACGTGCTGTTGACCCTGATGAGAGTTTTAGTCCCCCTGCAGGTGTCGCTGTTGCTGCTAAACGTGCTTTGGCTTGGATTGCTGAAGGTTTGGCTGGCGATGGCTTTACTGATGTTGGTAGGGCTAGGGCTGTTCAGCTTGCTTCGGGTGAAGACATTTCAGGTAGGACTGTAAATCGCATGATCAGTTTCTTTGCACGTCAAGAAGAATCAGTAAAGGGTGCCACAGGTTTCAACCGTGGTGAAGAAGGTTATCCAAGTGCAGGACGTGTCGCATGGGACGCATGGGGTGGAGATCCGGGGCAGTCTTGGGTGAATGGTTTGCCTCAAGATACAAGAGATGGTTTAGATTTGATACAAGATAACTCTAATGAATT